CCAGCAGGGTAAAGCCCTGGCATCTGGTGCGTTTGCAACTGAACTAGGTGCTGTATCAGAAGCTGCATCCAGAGCCCGTCGTGACGTCGTAGCAGGTCTTATGGCTGGCCGAGGCCGAGCGTAGGCTGAGATAGAATCAACTTAACCTAATAGCACCATGGGAAAGAAAAAAGCACCTGCACCTATAGTTACGTATTCGCCGCCCCCGCCTCCTCCCACTATTATTCAGAGCCCTACTCAGGCCGTCCGAACTGAGTCTGCACTAAGTGAGGTTGCCCAGGCGCAACAAAGCCTGAACCTGGAACTTGGCGCCCAGCTTGACCGCACCAATGAAGAGTTCTTTGCTGGTCAAGACATTCGCCGCACTCAGGCTGTTGGTGCAGAAACTCGACTTGGTCAACGAGTTGCTGGTGAGGAAGAGCGTAGAAGCATTCGCGCCACCGGCGCAGAATCTAGGCTTGGTCAACGAGTTGCTGGCCAGGAACAACGCTTAGGAATTTATGCTACTGGTGAGCAAGAGAGGCGTACTCAGGCTGAGCGTTTTGCAGGTGAAACTGGGCTTACTCGCACCCGTGGCGAAGAAGAGCGTAAAGGAATTTCTGCTACTGGTGAGCAACAACGCTTAGGAATTTATGCTACTGGTGAGCAAGAAAGGCGTACTCAGGCTGAGCGTTTTGCAGGTGAAACTGGGCTTACTCGCACCCGCGGCGAAGAACAACGCTTAGGAATTTCTGCTACTGGTGAGCAAGAAAGGCGTACTCAGGCTGAACGTTTTGTAGGTGAAACTGGGCTTACTCGCACCCGTGGCGAAGAAGAGCGTAAAGGAATTTCTGCTACTGGTGAGCAACAACGCTTAGGCATAGCGGCTACTGGGCGAGAAGAGCGTGCCACAACAATAACTCGTGGTGAGCAAGAGCGACTTGGTATTGGTGCAACCGGTGAGCAACAACGTTTAACACAAAAACAATTACTAGCTGGCCAAGAACGTCAAATTGGATTAACAGGTGAGGAATCACGTCGTACACAACAAGAGCGATTTGTGGGTGAAACGGGTTTAATTCGTGAAACCGGAACACAACAACGTGAAACTGTTGGTCGAACTGCGACGGAACAACGCATGACGGATTTACAGCAAGAGATGTTTAGGCGCTATAAAGAGAACAGAGATTATGAACAAGCTCAACAACAGTACCGAGCATGAAAGAGTGGATTCAAGGACTTACCAACAAAGACCGCGAATCTTTTCTTGCATTCTGTAAACGATCGGCTTCTCCAATCCAGATGTATCTTTATGCCCGGTTTTTGGGCTTTAAAGGTAGCATAACGGATTGCGATGAATGGTCGCAAAAAGAATACAAGAAAAAGAATTTTAACCAGATCTTAGAAAGCGAGATCGAGTTCATGCAGGAGGACATTGCCAAGCTGCGTGAAGCTATTGACATGGGCATAGTAAAGCAAGACATGGGTTCCGCCAGGATTGCCATGCTTCAGAAAGAACTTCGCGGCGCCATCAAACAGCTTGCTGATGACAAGATCCTCATGGATAAACAAGGCCTTGTTCTTGCTGGCGCGGACCGAGCGTTACGTGAGATGCTTTCTATCTTCAGAGACGACCCCATCGAAGGGCCCTTGGAGGAAGCTTCTATGGGAGTCTGGACCAAGCTGTTGGCAGAAGAATCTTAACCGAACAGCGAAGTCAGTTTAATCCTGCTATCTTTAGGGCATAGCTGGCTTAGTAATGACGGGAACATCACTCCATTCGGTTTATCGACGTACGGCGCGTGCAGCAGCTCAACAACGTGTTGTTAAGTCGACTACCGGAATTGATGTAGATAGGGCCCAAACAGATTTTGCCTACTTCTGTGAAGCGGTTGGAGACAAGCCTCCAGCTCCTCACCATTTAGAGTGGCATAAATACTTAGGAACCAAGCAAGACAGTGAGTGCTTGGTTGGAATCGCAGGACCAAATATAGATATTCTAGCTCCGAGGGGTTCAGCAAAGAGTACCGTGCTGGGTTTATTTACAGCGTGGGCAATCGGTGTACATGCTTTACAAAAAAAACCTCTTAAAATTCTTTACATCTCCTATACCGTAGACGTAGCAAGACCTAAAAGTGCTTCTATTAAAAGGATTATTGATGAGAGCAAAGCATATAGAGAAGTCTTTCCGATGGTTAAGATTGCTAAAGGTATTAATTCTAATGAGTATTGGAGTATTGATTGGAAGTTCGCAGGGATTAAATCTACAGGTGAAGAGGAGTTTACTGTATGTTGCGCAGGCTTAAAAGGTGCCGTTACTTCTAAACGGTCCCAATTATGTGTCTTGGACGACGTGGTGAAAAGCTCTGAGGATATAAAAAACAGGGAAGTCCGCCTGGCCATGGAAGATAACTGGAATTCAGTTATTGTTCCAACCATGTTTGAAGGAGGTAGGGCTATATGTTTAGGTACGCGTTTTCGCCACGACGATATACACTCAACAACATTTATCCCGGCTAATAACTGGGTTCAGGTTGTCCAGTCTGCAGTCTCTATTGATGAACATGGAGACGAACATTCGTACTGGCCTGATATGTGGTCGCTTGAGTATCTGCAGGAACGTCGCAGGCAAGCTCCTATCGCATTCAGCTTTCAGTATCAAAACCAAATTGTCCAGACCAGTGAGCTGTCGCTGACTCCGGACCTAATTGTCAAAGGAGAAATTGCAACTCAATTCGATTGCATCGGCGTTGGCGTAGACCTATCTGCTGGCATCAGGGAACGTAACGACTACACAGTCTTTGTTATGGGTGGACGTGTTGGTAACAAGATTCACATTATCGATTTCAAAAGAATTCGAATTATGGGAAATCTGGAGAAGCTAGAAGCTTTAATGGAAATGATGGAGGAGTGGGGTATTGTCCATAAAAACAGTGGCCAGTATTTTCCCACTGGTAACCAAGTTGAAATTTGGTCAGAGGCTGTTGCATACCAGGCTTCCCTGGAAGCAGACTTTAAACGAATCTGTCTTGGAGATCACGGACTTTACAATATAAACTGGCATCCAGTTAAAGGTTTCCGTGGAGACAAGGTTGCCAGGTTCCGAGGAATTATGGGTTTATTCGAACAACACAACATAATCTTCAACAAATACAGGAAGTTTACTGCGCTGACTGAGGAGATTCTTAACTTTGGAGTTACCTCTCACGACGACGCTGTTGACGCTCTTGTTTGGCTTTGCACTGGTTTAATGACCAGAGGAGCATTGCAGTTAGAGTATTGAAGATTTAAACTAAAGAAATCACATAGCAATGTCTACCAGCTATTACGACGTAGAGCTTGAGCAGGATGCTTACGGATCCGCCGTCATTCCTCTCCCCGATGAGTTGTGTCACGACATGGCTCTTCAACCCAACGAACGGTTTGAGTTGGAAGTGGAAGACGACATCATTACGCTAAAACGAGTAGGAGCTGGCTACGATATTGACTAACTGCCTTGGGCAAACTAAATGAGCGACAGCACCAAAACCATAATTGATGATATCCTTAAATCGGTTGTAAACCGAGACGGAAGTGGCGTAGCTGACACCATGTTGGTGAATGCCCACTTGTCGCAGCTCAGGATGTTTGGGATAAGACAGGGTGTTGAGTTTTACCCAAATCAAGATAACTTTGGTACTCAGCGGTTTGACTTTATTCAGCAAGTTATCAAGTTTAATAAGCTTGACGCTAGGCTAGACTCAATCTGGGATCGATTCCTGTGTTACGGCAAAGGTCTTTTCTATATTCGGCCAACAAAAAAAACCTATCGTCTCTACTGGTTCGATAAAGATTCCTATAGAACGTACTACTCACCAGACGGTGACCTGGAAGAAGTCATCATCATCTATGCGTACAAGGTTCGGGCATCCCGTGGATTCCAGGGAGTCGGGCTAAACACGGATAAGCGGTACATGCGTTTGCGGATCACGGCTTCTGAGATTGAGGAGTTCCACAGCGAGCAAGAGATTACGTTTGATATGCCGGCAATGGAGTTCGGCATCATGGACAAGAAGACTGTTGTCAACACCATGGAATTTATTCCGTGCGTTGAAGTCTTCAACAACCCGGACGCTTTTGGAACAGAAGGGGTCGGTGAGTTTGATTGGATGGCTAATCAGATTGTAGCTCATGACGAGATGGTTAAAAACATCCGAGCCAACCTTTCTTTTTTCGGTAACCCAACACTTCTGTCTTCCAGGCCCAAACAAGACATCATTGAAAACAATGATTCTGATGTTGCTCAGCGCCCCAGCATTTCCAGTCAGTCTGGCTTCCAATCTGAATTCTTTCTGTCCAGCTCCACGTACAAACAGGACAACGTCACCCGTAACTCCCCTGGCTACATCGGTAAGCCGGGCTCAGGCATGCGGGTTCCAAGGGTCATTGCCAACCTGGAGCCAACCGATCGTGTCGGCTTTATTACGCCCAACGCTGTTAGTACCGATCAGGCTCGATACGCTGAACAGCTTCGCAGTGAGATTCGGCTTGCCCTGGGAGGAATCGATGACCTCAGTATTACAAATGTCACAGCTACTGAAATCAAATCAGCTTATGGCCGTGTAAGTGCAACTGCAAAGAAAAAGTGTTTGCAACTTTATACCTACGGAATTTGTAAATGCTTTGAGCTAATGATCTTCCAGGAAGAACAGATCTTCCGTAAATCTCTGGCATACGCATCAGGCATTAAGTATCCCACCCCTCCGGAAGATACAGACGACAAAGACCTAATGGTTAAATATGAAAAGCAAAAAACGACTTACGAAAAGAAATTACAAAAGGCAATTGATACTGCTTTGGAGACAAAAGAGATTCCTGATGGCGTCCTTGGCCTAGCCCCAGACGGTGATCGCCAGGTCAATTGGAGGTGGATGGGCCCCGTATATGAAGACACCGCACAAGACAAACTTAACCAATCTATCTTCACAAGAAACCTACAAGAATTAGGTGTTGATAGCATTGAAGCACTGAAGTATTTATTCCCTTCTAAAACGGATGACGAAATCGCGGGAATGCTCTCCGGTTTCCCATTCCGAATGGTGGGGGAAGTACAGAGGGCTTACTCTGCATTCATTGATTTAATCAATCAAGAAATGCGGACACCGCACCCGCAGCAACCAAATCTTCCAATGGCTGCGGACCCGAGACTTGATCTCACCCCCTTCCTTTACCGAACTCTCGAAAGCCTACAAAAAGAGGTAACCTATGCAGGCAGATACCGCAGTGCAGATCCAATCGGCACCCCAAGCATCCCCGACCCAGCCGATCAGCTACGCGGCCCAAGTAGCCCAGACGGCAGCGCAGGCTCCGGCGGTCTCAACCAATTCCCAATGGGTGGCACCTTACCAACAAGCGGTGGTCCCAGCCCCTCAAACCCAGGCCCAGATGGGGGTGAGCAACTACCAATCCAACCCTACACAGTACTACCCCCAAGCGCCCCAGGCGCCCCAACCTCAGGAGAATCCGTACAAGGAGGCGTTCAATCGGGTGGTGGGGCTCCTGAGTTCGCCCGTCCAATTCCCATTCCAGGGTCAACAATCAGGCGCGAACCAAACAGTCGCACCGGTCAACTACGATTCCCCACTGGCTCCCCAGTACAACAACGCGGGGATGCCGACCTCTTTGCCTGGGATCAACAGCAACCCGGCCTACTCCAGCGGCTATTCCCAAACTTCGCAGGAACTGACAAGGGAGCAACTCCAAGCAAACGGCGTAAGTGAAGCCAGTCTGCAGGTCATCGACCACTTCGGTGCCGATGTTCCCGCTATCCTCAACAATTACGCCTGTCAACTGGAAGATTCGCTGATCACCACTAATCAACAGTTGATGGAAGCTGTTAGCCTTCTGCAGGAACTTTCCGGTGAGCACAAGTCTTACGAGACCATCCTGACCGATCCGGATGTACTGGCCGATTACACCTGTGAATTCTTCGGTGAGAACGGTCCCTACCCTGTGGCTGATGAGGCTCCTGCCCAGCCCCAGATGATCCGCACCGCTGGTCAACAGTTCCAGGTTCCTGCCGCTCCCCAGCGGCCTGAGATGCCCGTTCCTCCTCAGCCCCAAGTTGCCGGTAACCCCGCTGACTTCTGGAACAGCTTCGGCTCCCTGGCAGATCGTGACCCCGCTAACGCCTGGCGCTATCTGAACCAGGCTGCAGCCAACCCTGAAGTCTTCCGCCAGAAGCTCCTGGTAATGGAATGATATCAGGATTACG